AGCATAGTTAGATTTAAAAAATGGATTCTTAGAATCTTTTTTAGCAAAGGTTAATTGGCCTTGCACAATAGCAAGGGCTGTGGCTAATTCTTTTACGCTAGCAGATGAATTCAATTGATTCTCCTAAACGCAGCACGAGGTAATCCACATTCAAACCATACAACATTTTTATCTTCCTCGGTCATTGTGCCAAGTTCCATACGATCCAAAGCCTCAATTAAACGTAATTGTCTTTCTTCATGCATCATTCTTTGTTCTGCTAAATCGTTATCAATATCAAATGTATCCAACATAGTTTTTCTCCCTTTAAGTTAACTATGTAGTAATATTAACAAATATTAATACTTTGTGCAAGATATGTTGTAAAATAACAATAAAATAATTAAGGGAACTTATGGCATTAAATTTTACAGATTCTATGTTAATAGATTTGCTAGGTGGTACAAATAAAGTAGCAAAGTTATGTAACGTAGCACCACCGGCTGTAGCACAATGGAGATTGCGTGGGCTTCCTCATGGGCAACTTATATTTTTAGCTGCTAGGCTTGAACAAGAATCACATGGATTAGTGACAAGAAAAGATTTATTTCCTAAAACATATCACTTTGTGTGGCCAGAACTAGCATGAGTCCATTTAAAATTATTGAACCAACAGTTATATCTTTTAGTGGTGGTCGGACTTCAGGATATATGTTATGGCGAATTTTGCAAGAAAACAACGGTTTGCCTGATGATGCTATTGTAATTTTTGCCAATACAGGCAAAGAAATGGAAGAAACCTTAGAATTTGTGCGTGATTGTGAAATAAATTGGAAAGTTCCTATTCATTGGGTAGAATATAAAGCACATGAAAACCCTAAATTACGATTTAAACGTGTTGATTTTAATACTGCTAGTCGGCATGGTGAGCCATTTATGCAATTGATACATGAATCTACTGGCTATTTGCCTAATCCTGTTGCTAGAATATGTACTTCATATTTAAAGATACGCACAATAGACAAGTATTTAAAGTCTTTAGGATGGAAGCATAACGAAAATATGGATTGGGTAGGGATTAGGGCAGATGAACAACGTAGAGCTGCAAAGATTGATCGTGAACGTACTCCACTTGTAACTGCTGGTATTACAAAAACAGATGTAGGTAACTTTTGGAAACAACAAAGTTTTGATTTAAAGTTATCTAACAACAACGGTGTTACGATGCATGGTAATTGTGATTTATGTTTTCTTAAGCCAGCGCATCAGATTTTAAGTCTTATTCGTGAAAAACCCAGTCGAGCAGACTGGTGGATTGAAGCTGAGATGTCTGGACAGACATCGAACAAAGCGTTTGGGGATGGTGGTCGGTTTAGAAAAGATAGGCCTAGTTATCAACAGATGAAAGATTACGCATTAAGTCAACAAGAATTATTTAATATGAATGAAGAAGCAAGTCCTTGCTTTTGTGGTGATTAAGTTTTAAGATTTAAAATATTCGGAATAATTATACGGAAGGTGGTAGGTCATGGATTGGTCGGGTAACGGCAGCAACTATGATACAAGCAGACTGTGGGAAAGTAGATGTAATACTGCACAAATAGGTGGCGAAGATAGTGCCTATTCTACGAAAGACTGTTGGGTGAACTGGCTCCGAAAGAGAAGGTTTTGAAGGCACACTAGGATGGCTAGGTGTCTTCACCAAAAGAGAAGATGTATATTATATATATATTAAGGTGTAGTTAGTTGGATAAGAATAGTGAAGAATGGAGAAGAATCTGTGAAGCAACTTCAACATTAAAAACAGAAAAACAACAAAGAATTAAATATTTAAATTTAGTAGAAAAGCATCGTGGTATAGTTGCAAGACGTGAGTTAGAAGCAGAAATTCTTAAACAATGGAAAATTCTAAAGGGAAAATAGAATGAAACAAATTAAAGTTACAAAAAAAATACAGAAGTATTCAGAAACTTTATATCAGGCAACAAAAGGTGAAAAGCTTGATATTGATACACTCAATAAACTTGTACAAGATTCAATTGAGTTACACAAATTATTAGCAGATAAAAAATTGAGGGCATATTTATAATGTCATCTTATTTAATTTGGGCAATTGGTGTAGTTTATTTATGGGTAGCTATTGAACAGATAACTAAAGGTAATGTTGCTTTAGGTATATCTTTTGTAGGTTATTTTATAGGCAATATAGGCCTCGGATTGGTAGCTAAATGAATGAGTTGGCTCTTTTCGCAGGTGCTGGTGGAGGAATACTTGGGGGACATTTGCTTGGATGGAGAACCGTCTGTGCAGTTGAATGGGAAGCCTACCCAGCAAGCGTACTTGTCGCAAGACAAAATGACAAAATACTTCCGCCTTTCCCAATTTGGGATGACGTACAAACCTTTGACGGAAAACCGTGGCAAGGAATTGTTGACGTTGTATCAGGAGGATTTCCATGCCAAGACATCTCAGCAGCAGGAAAAGGAGATGGACTTGACGGAGAAAGATCAGGAATGTGGCGAGAAATGGCACGGATTATTGGCGAGGTACGACCAAAATACGCATTCATTGAGAACAGTCCAATGCTCACTACTAGAGGACTTGAACGAGTGCTTGCAGACTTGGCCAAGATGGGGTTCAATGCGGAATGGGGAGTGCTTTCAGCAGCCGATGTCGGAGCAAATCATAAACGAGACAGAATTTGGATTGTTGCCAAACAACGAAACATTTTTTCACACTCCATGCACAACAGGGCTAGATGGGGGAAGCAACAGTCGGAAAGCATTGAAAAAACGGATGGAACAATGGCCAACTCCTCGCAGTTGTTCAGCAATAGCAGCAACAATAACACCAGATTCAGCTTGGAACGAAAAAAGAAATCCGAATTTAGAAACAATAATGGGACGGAGAATATATCCAACACCACAGAGCAACGATGCAAAAAATGCAGTAGTGAGACATCGGACAAAATCTTTACAAGTAATGTTGGGTGGTGCAATAGCAACTTTAGAGCCACAAGTGATTGGTGGTCATCTGAACCCAACGTGGGTAGAGTGGCTGATGGGGTGGCCGCTAGGGTGGACAGACTTAAAGCCATTGGAAATGGACAAGTCCCATTGTGTGCAGCAACAGCATGGAACATCCTTAAAGGAAGAATAGATGATAAATCCTAGTGACGAGATACAACACATTGTTGATCTGATTGATGACTATGCTTATGCCGATGCTAGATTAGCCTGGTTAGAATCCTATAAATCAGCGTTAAAAGCATTAAGAATGAAAGATAGTACTAGCCCATCTATTGCAGGTAAAGAAATGGATGCGTTGGCTTCTGAAGATTATATGCAATATTGTTATGATTTAGAAGAAGCTAAACGTAAATACACAACATTAAAATTAACTATTGAAACTGCTAAAATGAAAGTTGAGGTCTGGCGCACAGAACAGGCCACTAACAGACAAATAGAAAAAATAATTAAGTGACAAAAGCAGAAAAAGAATTATATGGAAAAATTGCAAGATTGGGATGCAGCCTCTGTATGCATCTTGGATACGGTGAAACACCATGTGAAATACACCATATCAGACGATTTGGTGGTAAAAGATCTAACGCAGAAGTCATTGGACTTTGCCCAGAGCATCACAGGGGGAATAGTGGTGTTCACGGACTTGGGCGAAAAGGATTTGAAACTCGCTACGGCATTGACGAGCAAACCTTACTATTACTTACCCATCAACTTTTAGGTATAATTTAATAATACATCCCATGCCTCTTAACAATGCACACTTTGGGATGTCTTTTTATCCTTGTAAATCAGGTAGTAATATAACTAAATTGCAAGGTTAAAATCCAATTTTAGGTAAGCCATACATTTTACATATACGATTAGCATAAGATTTAAACACTCGATCATGTTCTGCCCAATGTTTAGTTTTAAATCGTTTCATATGTATAATTTCATGCAAAATACTGCCAAGTAAAGCATCATATGTATAGTTTTTTGATTTATTTATACATATTTCATGCAATTCTGTTTCTTCATTAAACATATAAGTTGCATACGCTGGTATAGTTTTTGCATCATCTACATATAATTCATCACAACAAATAAATTCTATTTGTGCCGTATTTGGAAGTTTCCATTTATCTAATGGTGGTAATTGACACACCATACAATAAATAATCTCACAAATTTTGGCAGATGGTGTCATACACTATAAACCTTACCCCTGAATTCTATTGTATGGTCGTTTTCATCGTGGACTTGAAACAACTCAGGCATGAGTAATCTGCCTTTATGGAATGTCAACATAGCAAATCCTGATCGCCAGTCCACAGGAGAATCCTCACAGTAATCTATAAACTGATTGCCTTTTGGGTGGGCTAATGTGCCTGTTTGAACACCATAAAATGTTTTTTGATAACCTGTAAGAGGTTGGACTGCTAAGACATGAGTATGGCCAGTAACAATATTAGCTCCAAGAGCTGCTTTAACATTGTTATAACCAGCATATGCGCCACCTTTTAATCTGTGTTTGACAATGGTTTCATCATTTAACCAAAATGACCAACATGGCTGCCAGGCAGGTAAGTGATCTTTAAGGCTAAATCCTTTAATGTTTTGATATTGAGGTACTTGGGCAGATAAAAATGATTCAAATCTAGCATCGTGATTGCCAAAAGTATGTATAAGATTCTTTTTAAACTTAGAAGCTGATTCAATTTCAGCCATGTAATGTGTAACGGCTTCTAATTCTTCTAATACGCTAGGCGCATCATTAAACATAATTCTTGGATGTCGGCTAATTAACGAACCATCAAATATGTCACCATTGGCAATAATTACTTCAGGTTTATATTCTTTAATTGCTTCTAATAAAGCAAGATAGGCCGTTGTTTCTGTGTCAGGGTAAAAATGGGCATCACTAAAAACCAACACTCTACCATTTTCAATATTTATGCCACGTCTTACATTTGCTCTGGTTTCATCTAATTTTGCCTGTAATTTTGCTTTTTCTTGCTCAGGCCTAAATTCATATTTAATTGAAGGTTGTATTGCATCTAATGTGATGTTATATTTTTTTTCTAAAGTTCTACGTCTTTTATATACATTTGTTACATCTGTATCAATTACTTTAGCTAATTTGGAAGGTGACTTATATTCGTGCCATAATTGTATAAAGTATTCATCTGTCACTATTGGGGATGGCATACAAGTCCTTTTGAAGTTTACTAATTTATAACATAATTATATTAAATTACAATGACATACGCTAAACGAGTTTATTTAAACCATCAAGAAATAGTTAAAATGCTACGTTCATTGGGTGCAACTGTGTTTGATGCAAGCAGAATGGGGCAAGGATTCCCAGATTTAGTGGTAGGTTATAACGGTCAAACGGTACTTGTAGAGATTAAATCAGGTGAAGCCAAAAAGTTTACACAAGCACAATTAAAGTTTATGGCTGAGTGGAAAGGTTCATCTGTTACAAG